CGCGCCCTGGGCGGTGGCCAGCAGCGCCGGCAGCGCGTACTCGATGCCCGCCCCGATGCCCTGGACGAACGGCACGCCGATCCGCTCCATCGCCTCGCGCGAGGGAGAGTGGATGCCCAGGAAGCCCATCGCGGCCTCCAGCGCCGCGCGGGCTGCATCGAGCGCCGCGTCGCGGATGATGTCCATTCCACGTGTGATGCCCCGCGCCACGCCCTCCAGGACGTTCCGCCCCACCATCTCCCAGTCGACGTTGCGGAAACGCTCCCTGATCTGGTCCCATGCCCGCGCCCCGGCTGTGATGATCACGCGCCAGATCTCGTCCCACACCTGGCGCAATTTCTCGCCAAAGCCGTACCAATCGCCCGCGAACGCCAGCTCGAACGCCTGAAACACCCCGGCGAACTGGGCGCCGAACCAGCGAAATACCTCGAGCGCCGTCTCCCAGATCTCGCGCGCCTTGGCCATGATCGCGTCGCCGTGCTCCGCCCACCAGCCGCGGATTTTCTCCAGCGTGTCGAGGACGAACGTGCGCAGGCCGAGAAAGTCGGTCTCCCACGCTTTTCTCAGTGCCGCGACGATGGCGATCGCCGCGACGAACACGGCGATGATGGGAGCCGTCGCCGTGATCACGCTCCACAGCGCCGGCAGCACCACGGACGCAATCGCCGCCCCCAGCGCGATCAGCACGTCCTGGAGCTCGATGTTCTCGCTGATCCATTCCAGCACCGGCGCGAGGTACTCGGAGAGGCGCTCGCCGAATTCGGCTAGCGTGCTCACCACGTCGAAAATCTGGCCAGTGACCTCCGCGCCAAAGGCCATCTCCAGCGCGCCGCGCAGCGCCGCGAGGGGAGTATCACCCGTCCCCAGCAGCCAGAAAAAGTCATTGACGACACCTGTCACGGCGACGACGGCAGGGGCCAGCCTGTTTTCGAGGAAATTGGCCAGCGGAGGCAACACGACCTCTGCCAGCTTCGAGCCCGCGCCCGCCAGGTTGTTCAGCGCCGGCAGTAGCGCGAGCCCGGCCTCGTCCTTCACGTCCTGGAGCGTGGCGCGGAACCGCGCCATCTTTGCCGCCGCCGTCTCGGTCACGTCCGGCATCGCCGCCGTGTTGGCGGCCAGCTTCTCCAGGACGACGTTCATCAGGCCGGCCTGAACCTGGTCCTTCTTCAGCGCCTCGGCTTCCACGCCGAACATCTGCGCCGCCCGCTCCGTCGCCTCCGCCTGCGCGACCTGGATGCCCAGGTTGTCCAGGATCATCGGAGAGACGCGGCCCACGCCCTTGACCAGGCTGTCGAGCATGAACCCCATGTCCTGGCCGGTCGCCGCCGCAACCTTGCCCAGGTACTGCATCGCGTCGGGCAACTGCACCGCGAAATCGGTGCTCACGAGCTGCGCGGCCTGGTTGAAACTCATCATCAGGTCGCGGTTGCTGATCATCCCGGCTGAGCCGCGCTTGAGCGCCGCCAGCATCTCGTCCTCCCCGCGCCCAGCGCTCTCCGCCAGCCCATCGAATGCGTCGCTCAGCCCCTCCACCGGCGCGGCGTCCACGGTGATCTTACCCAGCGCCGCCCCCAGCCCGGTGACCGCCCCCGTGGCCACGCCGATGCCACCCAGCGCGGCGGTGCCCAGCCCCTGAAAGCTCTTTCCGGCGCCGGCGACAATTTTGCTGATCGCGCTATCCACCTTGCCGCGCGCGTCGCTCAGGTCGCCGTCCAACTTGTCCAGCGTCCCGCGAATCGCCACGTTCGCGCGGCCCAGGTTTGCGTCAACTCCCACGCTGCTGCATCCTCTCGTTTATCTTCCCCACGTCGATCTTCTGCATGATCTCTCGATGCTCGGCCCGCCGCCTCTCCAGCTCCTCGCCCTCCAGCGCGCGCGCCTTGCCCGGCGCGATCAACCGCTGTAACGGCGGCAGGCGCTTGACGCGCGATAGCGCCGCGATGTGCCAGGCCAGCCAGGCATCACGCCGGTGCTCTCGCTCCAACCGCCAGTTCGCCGCCTCGACGACCGCGTACGTCTCGCGCGGCGTCAGCGACCAAAACTCCAGCACGCCCAACCCGCACTTGAGCCCCTCCGCCAGGAGCGCCTGCCAGTCGAAATGCTCCCGGCGTCCTACGGGTTTTTTGCTTCCGGGCCCTCCCCGCTGCCGTGCGCCAACACCGCCGCGATGGCCTCGGACACGGCCAGTACCACTGGACCGTATCCGACCTCGTCCAGCACGGCGTACGCCTCTGTGAGCCCGATACGACCACCGCCCGTGCCCGCATCGCGGCGCGCCGCCTCCATGCCCGCGCCCAGCAGGTGCACGGCCTCGGTGATGCCACACGTCCCATCCGCGAGTCCCTGAGCCAGCGCGATGATCGACCGCCCGAGATTCATCTCGACCTGGGCCAGCGCGCGGTTGGTGAATAGGATCTGCACCTCGCGCTCGCCTGCCTGTATCGTCGCCTCGCCTCGTGCGCCCGGCATCGTCAGCTCTCCAACTCGTTCCAGAAGCCATCGATGGTCATCGAGATGCTGATCGTGCCCTCTCCTTGATCCGGGAACGATTCGCTCAGAGTCGTGACCAGCGCATCCGCCGTCTCGATGGTCGTGCTGTCGTCCTCGCGCGCCACCAGGATCAGTTCGCCATCGCGCATCGCGTCCCGCAGCGCGCGGTAGCCATCGTCGGCCCAGACGTAGAGCGCGTCCAGGTTCAGCGTCGCCGAGTACCGGCCAGCCAGGACCCGCTTGGCGCGGCTGTCCTTTGACGAGACGTCGATCTCCTCCGTCGCCTCGTCGAACGTCACATCCCGCTGGCTCCCGACCGCCTCGTACACCGGCACGGTCGGCGTGCCTGTATTGACCAGCACCAGTACGTCACTTCCGTTCATTGCCATTTCCTAAACCTCCTCAATCGTGAGGCGGACCGTCACGATCCGCCCGTACGCGTCCGGCCCGTCGGCCACGGTCGGCCCCGAGCAGTCCGCAATCACACACTCGAAATCCGAGATCGCCAGCGTCTGCCGGTGCAACAGCGCCCGCACCCGCTCGGCAATCGCCTCCACCGCTACCGCGCTGCCCGTCGCGTCCGTGTAGCAGCGCACGTCGCGCATCACGACCCGCCCCCGCGTGGTCTTGGTATCCCATGGCGTTTGCGCCACCTCGCCAGCGCTCACGATGTACGGCAGTTCCGCGTCCCCCGGAGCCGGGTCGGTCGTAAAGATCGCCGGCTCCCCGCCGTACGTGCTCAGCATCGCCGTCAGTGTCGCGTCCCCCGCCAGCACGTCGTAAATCGCCTCCGTGACCGCGCTCACCTACCCTCCTTCTTCTCCCTCTCCCTTGGGGGAGAGGGTTGGGGTGAGGGGGAATTCCCTTCCTCGCCTGACCCCCAGCGCATAGGCGTAGTGGACGATGGTCGCCAGCATCAGCAACGCCTGCGCGCCCATCCGCAGTGTCTGGGTCGTTTGGCGCATCCCGTTGCCTCTGGCCATCGCCCACAACATGCGGTACGCGCCTTTGACGCCCTGCACCAGTATCTTGTGTTCCTCCGGCTCCGGCTCTCCGATGATCCCGTCCGCCGTCTCCGAGTCGAGCAGCTTCAACGCCAGCTCGACCTGCCTACGATCTTCGTCCAACTCTTTCGGCATAATTTCACCCTCCCGCTAACAGTTTGAGGATCTCCTTGAACTTATGCATCAACGCCGGCCTCAGCCACGGTTGCGCAGCCTTCGCCTTGCTCCCCACCTCGATCCACCAGCCGTAATCGCCGCCCTTATCCCCGACCGGTATCCCGATCTGGCCCTCGACCGTGTCCCCTTCGACCACGACCCGGCTGGTCAATTTCCCCAGCGCCAGTAATCGGCGATAGGCCCGCCCAAAGGCCGGTTCCACTATGGCCAGCAGCCGCCGTCGGGCGTCCATCTCCACCACCCCCGCCGCCGCCTCCATGTTGGTGGCGACGAAATCCCTCACTTCGTCGACCACTTGCTTCTGTTTCCACTCGCTAATTGTTGTTGACATGACACTAAGTTTTTGGTATAATTTCTATGGCGCTGGCGATGGGCCTGTGCGCGAGAGGATATTCCGGGCATTTGGCAGCCTACCCGCTGAAGGCTGGTGACTATGGCGGTCTCCCAGGTGAATCCTCCAGGCCACATCGCATCACTCCTCCCTCTGCCGCTCCAGGCAATCCACCTCATAGTGATGCCCCGCCTCTGACGGCTCCCGCACCCCCAGCACCTCCACGACCAACTCCCCGCACGTCACGCGGTCCCCGCGCGCGACGTCCTCGCCGGCCAGCACGTACAGCACGTGCGTGATCTGCTGCTGCTCCGCGTCCGCCACCACCCGCTCGTTCGCCGTCGCCGGTCGGATGCGTCCCAGGACCGTTCCGGAGGCGATATAGCTGATCGTCCATCCCCCCTGGCCGTCCCCGGTACGGGCGCGCTTCTCTACCGTGAATGTGTTATTGAGCAGCGACTCAAAGACAGTCATCGGCTCGTCCCGCACTTTCTGCAGCAAAACGCATCGTCGCCGTTGAACTCACCACACCGCCAGCAGCGCCAGCCGCCAGCAAGAATCAGTCCCTCGAAGGGTGAAAACAGCCTTCGCATCATTGCTTGATATACCTGTACCGGTCCAGGATGTCCTTCTCGCTGAGGAGGAGCATCCGCGCTCCGCTCACCCCCATGAGCCCCTCGCCCACGCCCCCGCCTACCTCGCTGGCGTAGGACACGGAGAAATCCCCCAGGCTTTTGGCCGCGACTCCTGGCACGCCGTCCGTATCGTCGCTCCGCAGCCCAACCTGAAAAACGCGGCCGGCCGCGCGTGCACATACCGCCACCACGTCATCCGGCAGCGTGGCGTAGCCGTGCGTGTACGTGATCGTGACGATCTGGATGCCCGCCTCCCAATCACGGCTCACCCGGTGGAGGATGCCCCACTGGCCCAGTTTGTAGTCATCGTCGACGGTCAGGGCCTCGTCGTCCTCGACCACACTGGCCACGCTGACCACCGGCAGCTCCGGCAGGAACAGCCGCGTCCCGCCTGCGCAGTCGAGTGTGATCTCGTCGCCGTCCACCAGCTCGATGTACTGGTGGCAATAATTGCGGATCGCCGCCGTTGCCTCGGTGATGCCGCGCTCGCACGACGCGACCTTATCCGCGTCCGTGATCTCGATCTGTAGCAGATTCGCCACGTCCTGGACCGTGCAAAAGTCAGCCATCGGCTTTCTCTTTCTCCTTGTCCTTGTCCTCCACCGGTCCCGGCTTCGCCTTGTCTTTGGCCGGCTCGCGGCGCTTGTCCCTGGTTGGCTCGCGGCGCTTGCCCGTTGCTCGCTCCATCCCTTACCCCTTTCTCCCCCGCTGCAGGCTGGCGAAATGCTCTTTCACCTTCTCCTCGTCCCCGGCGTGACATTTCACAAACCGGCCCGGCGAGAGCTCCACCCGCACCAGTGGCTTGAGCACCTTGCGCACGTTGCGCTCCGTCGCCGCGTCCCGTTTCGCGCGCTGCTCCTCCTCCGCCAGCCAGGAGCGCGGCAACGCGCAAAAGCGCGGCTTGACCATGTGCAGCGCGCGCAGGAACGCCAGCCGCTCGTCGTCGCCGAAGCGGCATTCCGCCCGCCACGCCTTCATCAGCGCCCGGCCTGCCTCGTTCGCCTGTATGAAGAGCAGCGCCGGCTCGTACAGCGGCATGCGCAGATCCAACGTCAGTTTGGCCGTTCGTCGCCGCTCGGACTTCGTGCCCACGTCGGCTGCCAAGACGCCGTATCGCCACAGGGGAGCCGCCGCGTCCCAGCGCTGGAGAAAATGAAAGCCCGAGGGGAGCAAGTCCCACGGCACGGTATAGCTGCCGCTCAGGAATAGCGCCTGGTCGAACGGGATCGACCAGTTGCCGCCTTTATGTACTGCCAGTTGTAGCTTCCTGGCGTTGCTCATCGAGACCTTCGCCGCGTTCCTCAGCACCACAATACCAGCACTCATTTCCGCACCCGTAGCTTGATCGAGAATGACGATCCCGCATTGTTCAATTTAGCGCGCTGGATGATCTTCCACTTTTTCACGGGATAGAACTTATAGTCGCGCCCGTACTTGGTGTCCGGATCGAACAGGTCGCAGGTCCCCAGGTCGAACCGCCAATAGTGGGTCGGATCCCGGTACGAGTTCGCGTGATTCCAATACGGCAGTTTCATGTGGAGCACGCCGCCGGGCCGGAGGATGCGCCAGC